TAAGGGGATGGTATTTTGAATAAACAACATAAATGGGCAAAAGAAATAAAAAACATATTGCGATATGAAGATGGAAAATTATATTGGGCAAAACAAGTATCCAATAGAGTTAAAGTTGGAGATGAAGCTGGCTCAATAGATTCTCATGGATATATTCAAATAAAGATTGAGGGTAAACCAAGATTGGCACATCAAATTATTTGGCTTATGTTTAATGATGAATTGCCAGAACAAATTGACCATATAAATCGCATTAGAACAGATAACCGTATTGAAAACTTGCGACCAGCTACAAATATGAGCAATCAACATAATGCAGGTATCAGAAAAGACAATACATCAGGACATACAGGAATTACATTTAAAAAAGAAACTGAACAATGGAATGTTCGTATTCAAACTGATGGTAAGCGATACAACATTGGAACATATGATGATTTGGCGGAGGCTATTGAAGCCCATAACATGGCGAAAGGAAAATATCGTGCAGAAACACAAATGGTATAACGAGATTGTAGCTTGGGCATCTGGTGTAGAGATTGAAACTAAACATTTAGAAACAGGCGAATGGATTACATTAGTCCAACCATATTGGTATGAAGATAATGAATATGAATACCGCATTAAACCACAGCCTAAAGAGCCACAGTATTTGTATGTGTATGAAAGCGACATAAGCGCCATATTTGAATTATCAAAAAGCAAAACTGATACTGAAAATTGGACTTACATAGGCAAAATTAAACTAGAGGTGGATGATGAAAATCACTAACAAGCACAACTTGCCTGACATCATTGTCAACGTAGTTGAGCGTCCTACTTATAGCAAAGGGAATGCCAACATCTCCGCTACTCAGTTATTGAATAGTCCAAAGATTGTTGCACTCACTAAGAAGTATGATGCTGAGTTGGAACAAGATGTGTCAGGAATGATTTGGTCTATCTTAGGTTCAGCTATGCATGGTGTATTAGAGCATGGTAAGAACGAGAACAGTATTGTTGAACAACGTTTACATGCTGAGGTGGATGGCTGGTTGATCTCAGGCGCTGTGGATTTGCAGGAAGTATATTACGATGGCATTGTGATTTCTGATTACAAGCTAACCTCTACATGGTCTGCAATGAATGACAAGCCTGAATGGGAACAGCAACTTAACATCTACGCATGGTTGATTGAAACACATAAGAAGGTGCCGATTAAGAGTCTTAATATCGTGGCGTTCTTACGTGATTGGTCAGCACGTGAAGCAGAGAACAAAGAGAACTATCCGAGAGCTGCCATCATACGTATTCCTATTACGCTATGGTCACTTGAGGAGCGTGAAGCATATATCAAAGGACGCATTGCTAAGCATTCAGAAGCTGAGTATGCAATTGAAACAGGTGAGCCATTACCTGACTGCACTCCAAAAGAGATGTGGGAAAAACCTACGATGTATGCGATTAAAAAGATTGGCGGTGTAAGAGCTAAATACGTATTGGAAGATATGGATGCTGCTCTTAAATTGCTAGATGAACTTGGTAAGGATTATGAGATTGAGATACGGCCAGGTGAGCGTACTCGTTGTGCTAATTATTGCCAAGTAAGTAAGTGGTGCAAGCAGTATCAGAACTATTTAATTGAATTAAACGAGGAGGGTATAGATGAAAGCAAATGATAGACAAGTAGCAGGAAGTCATTATCGTAGTTCCATCCAAACATGGGATTACATTATGGCTAACAACATCGGATACATTGAAGGAAACATTATCAAGTACGTATCTAGATGGAAAAAGAAAGGCGGTATTGAGGACTTATATAAAGCTCAACACTATTTAGAAAAACTAATACAAGAGGAGCTAGGAGATGAGTAATGTTTACGAAAGACTCCAAAAAGCAAGGATCCAGTTACAGAACACGGAGCTTAAAAAGTCAGGATTTAACAAGTTCGCAAACTACAAGTACTTTGAACTCGCTGACTTTCTTCCAACAGTTCAGAATATATTTGCTGATCATGGCTTATTCGGTCACATTTCTTTTAACACTGAGCTTGCCGTTCTTCATATACGGGCTATTGATAAGCCTGAGGAGACTGTATCTTTTCTTTCGCCAATGTCTACGGCTTCCCTTAAAGGTTGTCATGATGTGCAAAATTTGGGTGCAGTCCAAAGTTATTTAAGAAGATACCTGTGGGTAAACGCTATGGAGATCGTAGAGCACGATGCCCTTGATGCAACAACAGGTAAGGATGAGCCAGCAAAAAAGCCTGAGGAGCGTAAATTATCTGCATTTACGCCAGAGGAGTTAGCTGAAGAGAAAGAGATTGCACCAGTGATTAAAGGTGTAGAACCTAAGGTTTACTCTAAAGCAGACTTAGCAAAACGTGGATGGGTAATCACAGTAACGACTGATAGCGGTGCAGATAAGAAAGCATGGCTAGAAGAGATTAAGACAGCAGTAAATGGCTTCTTAGTATTCTGCGATAAAGAAGATGATGTAATGGGATTGTTTAAGAAGAACAAACAGCTATTTGATACAGTAAAAGAAATAGATGAAGAGTTCTTTAAGAACATGATGACAAGTTTCACTGAACGTAAAAACCAACTAAAGGAGAAATAAAATGGCTGACAACAACCAACAAATTAACTTAACACTAACACTTGAGGAAGTTACTTTTATCGGTAACGTACTCAATGAATTGCCAACGAAGACTGGTGCATTTTTACTTGTTAGTAAGATGAACATGCAAGTACAACCACAATTACCTAAAGAAGAAGCACCAACAACTACAACAGAGGAGATTAAATAATGGCTACCACTTTTGAACAACGTCCTAACTCAGGCGCACTATTTGTAAACACACGCAAGTCTTCAGATAACCAACCTGACTTACGTGGTGACATCTACGTTGACCGTGATCTAGTGATTGCACAATTGAAGAAGAACCCTACAGGTCTAGTGAAGTTAGCCGTATCTGCATGGAAGAAAACTTCAGCAAGTGGCAATGACTTCCAGTCTCTAGCAATTGCAGAGCCATACGAGAAACCAGCTGATGCTGAAAAGAACCCTTGGGAGTAATCATGGAAACTATTAAACCTAAACGTAAATACACTAAACGTGCTCCGTCCAGTCAAGTAGGTAAAATGACACCCATGCAAAAGAAAATTGCAGCTTTTGAAGCAAAAAATATAGAGTTGCAAAATGAGTTAAATGAAGCTAGGACAGCACTATCTAATTATAAAATTTCAGAAAAAGATTGGCCATTTGTGGATCATATGATTAACAATTTAAAAAAAGATATTGCTAATCTGAAGCATCAAGAAATTGGTTATCTTGCAGTCATCTCTTACTTGGAGAACAAGAGTGAAAACAATCCAGTTTGAGGGCGTTAAAGTCGCATTCAAACAAGATAAGACAGGGTATGTACTTACCTTGTCTCTTCATCCTGATGATGTCCCTGACGATTTGCTCAGGGATTTCATTGGGGCGAGGTATCAAGTTGTCATGGTGCGATTAGATCAGAATGAGCAACCGATGGATAAGGAAGAGGAGTTTGCTGGTGACAAAGCAATACGTATAGCAGGCATGTTGTGTCGTGATCCTAAGTTTTGGAAGTTCTTATACGATGATAACCAAATCTTTACACAAGACCATGAGAACGCAACTGACTGGATCCGTACGTATTTGAATGTGCCATCACGCTCTGATCTTAAAACAAACGTAGAAGCTCAGAAATTATTAGACCAACTATATAGAAAGTACACAGCATGGCAGCCAAAAACTTAATACCGTATTCAGTTTACTTGCCTGAGAATTTATTCTTGAAGCTAAAGGAACTAGCAAAGGATCGTAAAGCATCTGTGCTAATCCGTGACGCTATTGCAATGATCATTGATGGTAATGATGCATACACTAGTGGCTACAATAAGGGTCTAAAAGACGCTGGGAACGTGGTTTACGAGTGCCCTGAGGCGCAAATGGTAGCGATCAAAGGTAAAGACCTAGGCGCTATATTAACGGAGCGTATAGACGCTCTAGAAATGAAGAAGTAATCATGGATGATTTAGAGGCAAGAGACTTGTTTGCTATGTTTGCCATGTGCGGATTTGTGGTAAATGGTGCAACGATTAGGGATGTGAGCGATGAGACTATTGCACAATATTCTTACAGTATGGCAGATGCAATGATTGAAGCTCGCAAGCCACTAGAAGCTGGTCTTCCAGATTTGTTAAAGAAAGGTAAAAAATGAAACTGAAATATTGCTTTTCATGCTTTAGAGATAAGCCTGTTGAGGGCGGTAAGATTGTTAAGACATCACTTAAGTCTATTGGTCGTTTCAAATGCAAAGAGTGTCTTGCTAAACTTAAGCGTCCTAAGGGTGAACGAGTAATCATTACTGATGTGAAAGGAGATAAAAGTGAATTCCGTGCCGCATAATGTTTACAACTCATATCAGGCTTATCAACCTCAGTATCCTAAGATTTCCTTTGCAGATATGAGTAAAGGAATGAACTACCATTTCACACCACAGGATGACATTACGCCATTGGAGGCAGTACGCATTGCTGAACTGTTGACGTTTGGCTTGGGAGTTAAACATGTTGGTGTTAAGTGGTTAGAGTTTATTGAAAACAATAAGCTGGAACGTCACTTCACTCAAAGGATGGTTGGTGAAGACTTATAGAAACAAGAAGTTACTAGAGATAGTACGTGAATCTCCATGTCAGAACTGCGGTGTTGAAGACGGAACCGTAGTCGCTGCACATAGCAATCAGCAACGTGATGGCAAAGGCACAGGAATCAAAGCAAGTGATGCAATGATTGCTGCGCTATGTCATAAGTGCCATGCTAACCTAGATAGCGGAAGCAAGCTCACTAGAGAAGAGAGACTTGAACTATTTGAATACGCTCACAGGCAGACAATGAAGTGGCTTGTGGAAAATGAATACTTGGTGGTTGATGACAAACGCACAACCCATATGTTATTAAAGGATATGTGATGGAAATAGATCAAGGTTTGTACCAGTTTTGTACGGTAAGGCAAGGTGAGATTCTTAAAGCTGTTGAAGAGCATGGATCGCAGAAGGCTGCAGCAAGGTTTTTAAATATAGATCATACAACAATAAGAGACTCTATCAGATCTGTCAAAAGAAAAGCGGCTGCTCATGGCTATAGTCCTGATCATGATATGACTAGGGTAGCACCAGAGCCATTTGTCGTACGAGGTGTATCAACGTATTACAATGAAGAAGGCCAGGTCAAAGGTCAGTGGGTTAAGACTAGGATGGATGACAATAAGTTTCAGCAGATATTGATGGAAGCGATTGAAGCCATGAAAGAGGAGATCCCTCGTGTCAGTATGATGGCACCACCTACGCATAGTAATGAGAACCTTCTTAACTGTTATGTCATTACGGATTATCATTTGGGTATGCTGAGCTGGGATGAGGAAACAGGGGAGAACTGGGATATCAAGATCGGTGAAGACTTAATTGTCCGTTGGTTCTCTCAAGCAATACAACAATCTCCCGATGCAGACACAGCCGTATTTGCACAACTCTCAGACTTTTTACACTTTGATGGCATGGATGCCGTCACTCCAGCTTCTAAACACCTCCTTGATGTAGACACACGCTTTGCTAAACTTGTACGATCAGCCATACGGGTATTACGCATTGTGATAGATATGCTGCTGCAGAAGCACCAAAAGGTTCATGTCATCATGGCAGATGCTAACCACGATCCAGTATCACAGATCTGGTTAAGAGAATGGTTCTCCGTCCTATACGAAAACGAACCAAGGATTTCTGTAGATAAATCACCGAACCCATATAATGCTTATGAGTTTGGTAAGGTAGCGCTCTTCTTCCATCACGGCCACAAGCGCAAGGTAGCCAATGTGTCAGAAGTATTTGCTGCAAGATTCCGTGAGATGTTTGGTAGAACCAAGCATGCTTATGCACACATGGGTCATTTGCACTCCATAGACATCAAAGAAAACAACTTGATGATAGTAGAACAACACAGAACTTTAGCGCCTGCTGACGCCTACGCTGCACGTGGAGGATGGTTATCTGGCCGTGATGCCAAAGTAATTTGTTATCATAAAGAGTTTGGTGAGGTATCAAGACTTACCATCAATAGTGATATGATAAAGGATCAATAGTGATACTATATAAGATCAAAATAATTTTATGCTGGATACTTGGTCATAAAAATCAGCTAAGTATCATAGATGAAGATCATTATTGGATAGGTGAAAGGTGCTCACGTTGCTGGTGTGAGCTACCTATTGCTTATCCTCATCATAAGAAGTATGCTGAAATCATGGGGCAGAAAAAATGCCAAAAGAGATACTAGACGTATACGAAAGTGTGGATTATGATTACTTATCACAGGATCGCAAGGAAGAAGTAATGGCAAAGAGTTACAAGTACAAGAATGATTTAAAGACTGAAGAAGACTTTGAAAAGAATGTTGAACGTCTAAAGAAGTGGAAGCTTAAAGACGCAATACTAGATGAGCCGGATGATGACTGGGATGAAGATCGCATGGACATCATCGGTTCCAATGGCAATATTGGTTACGAACTGGAAGATCAATGAGAAGTTTCTCAGAAACCATTACTACTTTAATTATCCTAGCCATCATTCTATGGTCGTTTGGTAACTTTATTAAGTTTTTTATTTATGCCTATCAATGGGTTACGTGTGATCCACATATGGGATAAGATCAATGGGGGAAAACATATTCTGTTAGAGTCTGACTCTCCGTACTTAGACTACAGTAATATTGTGCTCAACTTTATTAACTATGTGAGTACCCCACCAATTTTTATCTATTCATAATAACTACAATTGTAGCTATAAACCCTATATTTAAGCCTTATAGATATAATTCTATCTATTCATTTACTTATTCATTACGAATAATTTAGTTCTTAATTTATACAAGACAAAATTCGTAGCTTGTAATAAAACGCAAAATATTACACACAAACTAAACTAATAGTTTATATTTAAAGATTTTTTTAAACTAACCTATTGACACGATAAGATATTTGGTGATACATTTATCTCCGTCAACCCCATTGACATAAGACCAACCTCCCTTCTTTGTCTCTCAGGTCTTGCCCCTTTTGGTGCCCTGCACCACTTAACCCCGAACCTTAAAAAAGTTTGGGGTTTTTTTTGCTTGCAATTTATAAATCACTGTAGTATTATTTTTTCTGAGACAAAGAAATATGTGTGAATTTAGGGGTGAATTCACATACCACTAGGGGACATCCGTCTCCGCACATTCTTTCTTTTCTCCGTCCGCTACACGATAGTTGTATGAACCTACATGGGTTGCATAGCAGGAAACATAGGCACAGCCGAACACCAGACTGTTTAAACGCCTAGTAAGCCTTAAATGGGGACTTACGCAAGTTATCTGGTCACAT